CGGGGATCTTGCGCGCGAGGTGATGCTCGGCGCCGGCGTCGCCGGGAAGCTCTACGACGTTGCGGCCGCGCAGGGTAAGCATGTTCGATTCGAACCGCTAGGCGGGCTCTATGAGCAGGGGAGGGTCCACCACGTTGGGCCGCCCGAGGCGTTCGCGGAGCTCGAGGATCAGGTCTGCGCGTTCACGCCGGAGGCGTACCAGGGAGAGACGTCGCCGGATTCGGCGGATGCTCTCGTTTGGGTCGCGCATCGGCTCGGACTCTTCCGTGCCGCGCGAGAGATCCGCGTGAGCTAGCGCTGGTACGGCGGGCGCCTCTGGCGGACCCTCGGGCCTCGACCCTTCCCCACACGCTCCCGGGCCGAGATCCGCACGGCCAGCGGGGCGCCCCGCCGTTGGTGGAGAATTGCCAGAGATGCCCTAGGGTGTCAATATCTGCGCGAGTAGAGGGGGAGTAGCATGAGTCCAGCACTGCGCGCGAAAATAGATTCTATCGCCACCGAGCTGCTCGAGTCCGAGCCAACGCGGGACTCGGTAATCGAGGCGCTCGAGGAGCTTGTCCGGCTATCGGCGCGCGTCCTGGGCGCGAGGCTTTGCGCCTCCTGCTCCGATGCGGTCGCCTCGGCTGCCGCCCCCGATGAGGCGCCGGCCGAGGAGGGCTAGCCGGTGGGCGCGCTCAAGCGGCTGGGCCTGGCTTTAGCCTTCGGCCGCAAGGCCGCATCCTTCTCAGCCGATACTATCGCCGCCCTGCTCATCTCACAGAACACGAGCGACCCGCCGGAGCGCCTCTCGGACGGCTTCGCTTCGCTCGTTCGCTGGGGGTATCAGCGCTGCCCGTTCGCCTGGCGCGCAATCAATGATATCGCCGATGGCGGCGCTGGCGTCCCGATCGGAGTCTTCGTCGGGGACCGCGAAGTCCCGGACCATCCCTTCGCGCGGCTCCTGCGCGCGCCGCATCCACGGGCCTCGGGCTCGAGGTTTCGCGAGCGTGTCCTGCGTGACTACCTGATCGCGGGCGATGTCTACATCCGGCCCGTGGCGCCACTCGATCGTGGCGAGCCTATTGCGCTCCTGCGCTGGCGCCCCGATTACGTTACGCCGCGGCGCATCCGGCAGGCGGGGATCGCGGCGACCGAGTACATCTACGATCCTGGCGACGCCTCCGCACGGGCGACTCTCATCGTGCGCGATGACGATGACCGCCCCGAGATGATAGGCCTGCGCTACGACGACCCGCTAGACGACGCCTCTGGCTTCTCGCCGCTTCGCGCCGCGCGTTCAGCACTCGAGCGATACAACCTCGCAGAGTGGTGGAACGCTCAGCTCATCCGCAACGGGGCGCGGCCATCCGGCGTGCTCTCGGTCGAGCGCTCAAAGGATGACCCAGGCGTGCTCGATCCCGATACGAGGGAGCGGGTGAAGCAGGAGATCCAGGCCAAGCTACTCGGGCCAGCGAACGCCGGCCGGGTGGGTCTATTCGAGGGCGGGCTCAAGTGGCAGACCACAGGGCTATCGCCTGCGGACATGGAGTGGAGCGAGAGCACGCGCGAAGTCGCGCGGCTCATCGGAACCGCTCTCGGATACCCTCCGTTCCTCTACGGCATCCCGGGCGATAACACCTATTCGAATCAGCGCGAGGCGCGTGTCGCGCTCTGGGAGCAGACGATTATTCCACTTGTCGAGGGACGCATGAACGAGATTGCCTCGGCGCTCGCTCCGCGCTACGGACTGCGCGCCGGCGATCTCCGGGTCGTCCCGGACTGGGGCTCGGTATCCGCGCTCGCGCTCCGGCAGGAGCGGCAGTGGGAGCGGGTGCGCGGCGCCGACTGGCTCACGCCGAACGAGCGGCGCGTCGCGACCGGATACGATGAGCGGCCAGAGGCGGAGGCGGACCAGCTTTACATCGAGGCGTCGCTTGTGCCGCTCGCGCTGGTCGATGAGCTCTCGCGGAGCGGCGAGGAGACGCGCGAGGGATTCGCGGCGCACCTTGAGCGGCGGGGCTGGACGCGCGCGGCCGCGATTGTCCTCGCCGATACGGCGTTCGAGCAGGCGGCTTGACCGTGGCGAAGAGGAAAAAGCACGAGCGGCCGAGTTACCTGAAGAGGCCGATCCTTGAAAAGGACAAGATGCACGCTGCCCGCGCACTGGTTGGGTGCGCATGCGGTGGATCGTATAATGACCCTTGCAAGGAGGCTAGATCCGGGGCCTTATGCTTGACGCTTTGGTGGGAGACGTTCGAGCACACGGAAACAGGCCGGAGACTGATTGGACATTTCCGCGACCGGCTGGCCGCTGGTGCTCTACGTAGAGCGCAACCCGGGTGGCTCGGTGAGGAGTTAGATCACATCAAGGATCTCGAGGAGATGGCGCGTTGGTTCGTTGAGTCAGTGGCATCTTTTGAATGAGTGCTTCCATCATCATTATCCGAGATGCGAAGGCCGATCGTGACCGCCGGCGCTCGCTTCGCTACGCGCTCGCGATCCGGACTCGGATCGGGCACGAGCGCGGGCTCCAGCGCCGATCGGGGGCGCTACTCGCCGCACAGGCCCGGCGCGCCGAGTCGCTGATCCTGTCCGGCGGGCTCGAGGCGCTTGCCGATTCGCTCGAGCGCGACCGCCCCGGGCTTGCCAGGCTGATCTCCGCTCGGACCCTGGTAGCTGGCCGCGACTCGATCCGTGCACTCCGTAGCCTCGTCGAGAAGGATCTCGGCCCCGCGGATGAACTGCTCCAGGATTTCGTCGCACAGCTGGGGCTCGCGAAGAGCAAGTCGGTAACGAAGACCACGATCGAGCTCGCGCGCCAAGCGCTCCAGGAGGGCGCGGCCGAAGGACTTCCCGAGCGGGAGATCGCCCGGGCAGTCGCCAGTACGCTCTCATCATCGGTCGCCTTCCGCGCCGTCACGATTGCCCGGACGGAGATCGGGACCGCGAGCGCCTGGGCGGATCAGGCTTACGCCGAGCACTCCGGGCTCACGCTCGTCAAGGTCTGGCTCACGGCGCAGGACGGGGGGCCACGGCACCCGAGCGACCCGGAGCTACACGGGCAGGAGCGGGAGCTCTCGGAGCCGTTCGATGTCCGCGGCGCTGCGATGATGCACCCGCTTGATCCGGCGGGGCCGGCGGAAGAGGTAATCAATTGTCGCTGCGCAGCCGGTTACGATCCGGTGTAATTTCGCGCGCTTGCGCAGCCATAAATTGCGCGCCTGAAAACTCACGCTAAAGCTCTCCGGTAGATGCAAGGCGGCGGGAGCAAGATCGAGCGGCGCTCGTTCGCGTTCGACGTCAAGGAGTCCGGCGAGCCGCCGGGAACCTTCGAGGGCTACGCTTCGGTCTTTGGCGTCCTCGATCACGGAGGGGATATCGTCAAGCGTGGCGCGTTCAAGCGCTCGCTTCGCGAGCTCAAGGACCGCGGCAAGAAGCTCAAGATGTTCTATCGGCACTCGGAGCCGATCGGCGTCTTCGACGAGGTCAAGGAGGACGCACGCGGGCTCTTCGTCCGCGGCCGCCCGCTTGTCGAGGACGTGACGCAGGCCCGAGAGGCCGCCGCGCTTGTCCGCGCCGGCGCAATCGACATGCTGTCGATCGGGTTCATCACGCGCGAGGCGAAGCCGGACAAGGACGGGCACCGGATTCTCCTGGACGTCGATCTTGTTGAAGCGTCGATCGTACCGCTCGGGATGAATCAGGAGGCGTTCATAACGGCCGTCAAGTCCGCGGACGAGCTTCTCGGGTCTCGCGAAGCGCTCGAGGCCGAGCTCGCTGCGCGGGGCTTCGATCTTGAAATGACCGTTCGCATCGCCGACCTCGTCTCGGCCGGCTTCGCCGCGAAGCTCGCGGATGACGGAATGCTTAGCCACTTCGTTGAGGCGGCCGCACGCGCGGCTGCCACTTTGAGAGGGGGAATCAATGTCTGACATCGCCACGGCCTACAAGGCCATTCAGGATCTCGGGGCGGCCTTCGAGGAGTACAAGAAGGCGAACACAGCGGCGCTCGACGAGATCCGCAAGCGCGGAGATGTGCTCGGCGAGACGGCGCAGAAGCTCGAGCGGATCGATACCGTGATGGAGAAGGCGAGCCAGATGAAGGAAGCCCAGGAGCGCCTTTTCGCCGCGACTGCGACTGCGGCGGGCGGAGCCGACCCGAAGGCCGACCCTGCCGAGGTCGAGTATGCGGGATACCTCCACGACTACATCCGGCGCGGCATCGAGAACAGGCCGGACCTCGCCGGCAAGCTCTACGAGAAGCGTAAGGAGGTCAAGCGCCTCTCTTCGCTCTCCGACCCGGACGGCGGCTACTTCCTCGGGCACGACCTGCTTACTGGAGTCGTCCAGTCAGTCACCGAATCTTCTCCGATGCGTGCGATCGCTAACCAGTTCACGACATCGCAGCACGCGGTCAAGGGTCGGCGCCGCACGGGCCGCGCAACCTCCGGCGGATGGGTCGGCGAAACCGATGCGCGATCGACGACAGGGACGCCGCAGGCTGGCGAATACGAGATCATCTGCCGCGAGCAGTACGCCTACCCAGAGGCGCCTCAGAACCTCCTCGACGATGCGCAGTTTGCGGTGGAGACGTGGCTCAGCGAACAGGTCGCGGAGGAGTTCGCGGTCACAGAGAACACCGCCTTCGTCAACGGCAACGGCGTCCGGCGGCCGCGCGGTTTCATGACCTACCCCGCGGGGACCGATCCGATCGCCGGGCAGATCGAGCAGGTCAGCACGGCGACGAACGATGTTTTCGCCGCCGTCGATCTCTTCTCGCTCCAGGGCGCGCTCAAGGAGCCCTATCAGCGCGGCGCCTCGTGGGTGATGAATCGCGCTGTGCTCACCGCGATTCGCAAGTTCACCGAGAGCTCGACGTCAAACTACCTCTGGCAGCCAGGGCTTCTGCTTGGAATCCCGAACACGATCCTCGGCCAGCCCTATCAGCTCTTCCAGGACATGCCGAGCGCGCTCACCGATGGCTTGCTCATCGCCGCCTACGGGGATTTCAAGCAGGGATACCTGATCGTCGATCGCGCGGGAATCTCCGTACTTCGCGACCCGATCAGCAACAAGGGTTTCGTCGGCTTCTACACCACGCGGCGCGTCGGTGGCGATGTCGTCAACTTCGAGGCGATCAAGATCCTCAAGATCCAGTAATCGCCGGGAGGGAATGAGAAATGCTCGCAGAAATCCATAACGCCATTACGGCGAAGCGCTCGCACAGTCCGGTTGACGCCACGGCCGACGCGGTCGGTGTGATCGTCGATCTCCAGGGGTACGAGGGCTGTGTTTGGCTGATCGCGTCCGGCGTGCTCACGGGCGGCGGGTTTACGCCGCTTGTCGAGCATGGGAACGACCCGGGGCTATCCGACGTTGCGGCGGTCGTCGATGCCGATCTGCTCCCGTCTGGTACAGGGCAGGAAGCCGCGGCGGCATTCACGAGCGCGGGCACGGATGACAACCAGGTTCGCAAGATCGGCTACCGTGGCAACAAGCGCTACGTCCGGCTCACGCTCACGGAGACGGGGACGGTCACGGTCGGGCTCATCTCTTCGATCTGCGTGCTCTTCCGCTCCGCCCGCGTGCCTGCTGCCCAGCCGACTGCGTAAGGATGGTGGCAAATGCTCGGAGTTTCCGAGCTCTTCTCGGCGTTCCTGGTCGAGCGCTCGATCTCTCCGGTGCGGGTGCGGACGGCTACGATTGTCGGAGAAATCAACGATATGCTCGGCTTCGATGTCGCGACGTACCTCATGGCGAGCGGCACAATATTGGCCGGTGCGGCAACGCCGTTGATTGAGCACGGCAACGATCCGTCGCTCACGGACGCCGTGGCCGTAGAGGATCCCGAGCTTCTACCTTCTGGGGTGAATCAAGAAGCACTCGCGACGTTCTACACGTCATCCGATGACCAAGTGCGGAAATTGTCTTATATCGGGTCGCGCCGTTTCGTGCGGTTGACGCTGTTCGAAAGCACGAGTTGGTCCGGGAATGACTACTCCGCCATCTGCCTCAAGCACCGCCTACCGCGCCCGCCGGCGGTGCAGCCGTGAAAGCGGATCGCGTGAGAGAGCTTCGGCCGACGGCGCAACGCCAGGAGCTGCGCAAGCTCCGCCTCGTATCCGACCTCATGCTCTCCCGCGGCGGCGTAATGGTCGCCTCGTTTCGCGCCGGCGAGATCCTCGATCTGGCTGCGCTCTTGCTTGCCCTCGGGCTGGCCGAGCCGATCGGGCCAGGCTCGTCGCCGGAGCTCGAGAGCAAGGGCTAGGGGGCGACGCCGTGGCCGATCTCGCCACGCTCGCGCAGCTCAAGGACTACATCGGGGAGGCGGGGAGCGGGGAGGATACTACGCTGCAATTCGTTCTATCGGGCGTCTCGGAGGCGATCCAACGCGAGGCGGGGCGCGCGCTAGCGACTCACACGGTGGATCTGGAGACGCACCGCGTAGGGACGAGATCCGAGACCCTCCTACTCCGTGATCGACCGCTGATCGCCGCGACCGAGCCCGTTGTCGTCTTCCTCGATGACCGGGGCTTCACGTTCGCGGCCGCGGCGGTTGATACGACGCTCGATCAGGTCGCGTTCGCCGAGCACGATCTCGCGACGGCAGACGGGCCGATGCGTATCTACGCCCTCGGCTCCGGCTCGACAGTCCCGGCGGGGCTCACGGCGCGCACGGTCGATTACTGGGTCATCCGCGCCGATGCCGATACCGTCGCGCTCGCCTCGAGCGAGGCCGGGGCGCTGGCCGGGACGCGGATCAATCTAACGTCGCAGGGCGCGGGGACGATCGCCGTAGTCGGGCCGCGGCTCGAGGACCGGCTAGACGTCGATCTACCGATCGGGGTCGCCAGGCGCAGGACCGGGGCGGCCTTCGATCCAGGTCTCTACCTTGCGTCGTACTCCGCGGGATACGGCACGGCCGGAGGCTTGCCGGATGATCTCGAGATGGCGACGATTAAACAGGCGGCGTTCGAGGCGCGAAACACAAAGAAGCGGGGCGTCCTGGGGTCGCGCAGAACGCAGG